GAACAAATTGTGACGTCATATAATACAAAAATGAATAGCAATCCGCCAGTCTCATCGCCGATTGTTGAGTCTGAATAATAAGGTTGGGAAATGTTCAAACAATTTTATATGGACAGATTATATAATCGTATGGAACCTACGACAATCATTTTAGCCATAATTGTAATTGCTCTAGTATATGTGTTATACGTGTTTTTCGTAAGTAAATCATCCGTAATTAGCAAATCGGCGAGTTTGAAGGAGGGGGGTAATGCACCTATTACCGCAATTAATAGCGGACAATCGACCAGATATGCATATGGGATTTGGGTGTACGTAAACACCTGGGATGCTATGCGCGAGAAGACCATTTTTTCTCGCGACAAAAATATTCGTCTATATTTAGCGGCAAATAAACCATCATTGTATTGCACCATTACATGTTTATCCGCCAATGGTTCGTCCACCGTCGAACAAAATATTCTGGTTACTGATAATTTTGCCGTTCAAAAATGGGTATATATCATTATCAGCGCAGACAACACAATCGTCGACGCATACCTGGATGGTAAGTTGGTAAATTCTACGAAATTGGTGGGTTCGCCGAACCAACCAGCAACAGCAAAAGATTCTCCGGTCTTGTATGGTGCCGGATGGGATTGCTATGTGGCTGGATTTCAGAATTGGAATAACCCAATTGGCCCCCAAGAGGCTTGGGATAACTACTTAGCCGGAAATGGTAATGCTATGTCTCAATTCTTCGGAAGTTACAGTTTGAATCTAGGAATTTTCAAGGACAATGTCCAACAATCGTCGTATACAGTTGGGATGTAATTATAAACTTATTCGTCCACCCACGGTTTCCCGAGTGAACTCATTTCGAAGGAGTTCCAAAAAAAAGATGTTGTAAATATATAACAGATATATTTACAAATATGGATCAAGCGGCTCCACCAAATACAGAAAATAGTAAAATTCCCGTCGCGATAGCCCAAGCAGTTGAGAATACCGCCGATGGATTGTCGTCTTTCGCGTCAAATGTATCCAACAAGGTATCGAGTGCATCTACATACGTAAATGAATCTATATCTAGTTTCGGCAACGCCGATGTAGTTGGATCGAGCACGGATTTCCTTAGTTCAAATACATTGGTTGCGAAATTCGCATTCATCCTGTTGGTGTTAATTGGATTCATGATTCTAGTTAATTTAGGAGTTAAAATTATTGGTTATTTTATGAAGCCCAAAGGAAGCCCCTATCTTGTTTCAGGAACAATGAATGCAGCGAATGAAGTTATCATATACCAGGACCCTAAAAACACGAATTCTATACCTATTTTACGTTCGAACAATCAAAATACGGGAATTGAATTCACATGGTGTTTATGGATATTTGTAAACGATCTTGTGAAAAAGCCGCAATATTCGGTTATATTTAACAAAGGGAACGCAACATACGGGGACAATGGAATGGCTACTGTAAATAACGGACCGGGCCTCTATTTAGACAATAGCGGAAACAATCTAGCGGTTGCGATGAATACGGTTTCTGCATCGAATCCACAAGAGGTGATTACTATAAAAAACATTCCATTACGCAAATGGTTTCACTGTGCAATCCGAATCGAGAATACAGCCCTGGACGTATACATCAATGGAACGATTGTTTCGCGAAATATTCTGCAGGACGTTCCAAAACAGAATTACCAGAATGTGAATATATGTAACAATGGCGGTTTTAATGGGAATATTGCGGATTTACAATATTTCGACAAGGCGCTCAGTATATTCCAACTTAATAATATTGTTTCGTGGGGTAGAAATACAAACGCAGCGAATGCGGCTGGAACCGCGGACGCAAGTGGATTTCCATACTACATATCTAATTTATGGTATTCGTCCAATGCATAAGACTGGAGCGAGCCATTTGGCGAAGCCTAAGTTGAGCGACTGAACTCCGGAGATGTGCGACGCATATCGAAGGAGTTCGAATCAAACTTTTTATATTCAAATATTAAGTATCTATATACATAATATTTTAATGGCGAACATTTTACTGACTTGCACAAACCAGCGACGCCAACGTCAACGGTTTTTTTTACACGAAGCCGGTAGTGAAACCAGATACGATATAACATCGCCTTACATATATGATTCGTCTGGAGTATTAATCTATACCCCACGTGACTTAGATATGCGCCGAAAAACAGAAATATTGAGATACCAAAATTCGACGAACAATTCATCGAAAAGATCAAAATTCGCATACCTATCGAGTGTATCTAATACAACGTCTCGCGCATGTCCACGGTCGTTAGTGCCGACGTCAACAACCGCATGTGATGTTCCGGGTCCACCAATTATGTTGTATTATGATCCAGCGGTTCCATTGTATAACTATCAAAATGCTCAAACTATTACGTTTCAAGATATACCATATGATGATTTTAAACGTCTATACGACATCTTTCCTATTTACAATATTACGAATGATAATGGAAGCGAGAATACATTGACTGATATTATTATATTGAACCCAGATACAAACAATTTTACATTTGGATTTACTATTCCAGTTTCGGTAACATATAATGCTTATTTTGATAGCGCCGTTACAGTAAATAAGATAAACTCGGCACAATTGTTTATTCAAAGCGCGAAGATGGATGTATATTATAGCACTACACTTGTAGCATCGGAAAATGCACGTTATAATGAGACACCAAGGTATTCTACAGATTTATATGTATCAACTGTAAACATGAGTATAGACGTTCGCACAAGTGTAACGGGCACGGTAAATGTAACGCAGTTTGTTGGAACTATATACATACCGCCAATTCTATTACAAACCGTTACCCAATATGTATATACGTTTGTTATGACTGTAAACATGGGATACTCGGAATATTCTACAGATCCATCCGGAAACGCGTTTCGGAGTAATGTAAATGGAGGTAATGTTACAAACGTTGATGCATCCAGCTTAGAAAATGTTCAGTATGGAACGATCATAAATATTGAAGATGTTAATTTAATAACAACTACTAGTAATCTTCAAAATAGTAACACAAATTGCATCATCACATTATATCAGGCAAACATATACGACAATAGTAACGTGGTTGTTCAAAGCTCGGATATATCATACAATGCTTTTGCGGTAACTGCGACTCCTGTATAGAAACTCCTTCGGCTAAGATTCGCTAGAAAACTGCAGTTAATATTTAGATTTTTATCCAAAATATAGTAATATACTAAATATATTACTATAAACTCATCTGAGTGGCGTCTTCTGTATTCATTCGGGAAACTCTTGCGATATACAATGAGCGAACCCAAGGGGGCTATAACATACTAATAAAAGTAGACAAGGGTTTTAAAATGACCGGATTATCCGATCGAAAATTTGTATTGATTGAAAATGTATTTTTTAATATGGAAATCATGTGTTTTACGTGATGATTCCCGCAACCATTTATATTTGCCTGCAATTTATTAATATTCGTCTCGTCATAGCCCAACCCTTTGACGTTATTTATAACCTTCGCCTTCATTTGATCGAGGTTTCGACAATGATAATGAACTAAACATATGTCGGTCATAAAATAATCCGGTGTGCAATAGTGATTTCCGTGGTCAATTTCCCCCTTCCATGTGCGCCTATTGAAAAACGTTTTCGCCATATCCTTATAATCGTCATATTTTCCGTGTTCTGCGTCTACTGTCGCACGCTTATATCCATAAGTAGACCCATTGCTAATTTGTGCCTGAATATAATTTGCCTTAAACACGTTATTATCGAGACTCAATGAATTTAAATAACCAACTGTCTTGAACGGTAGAAGCCGATTTTGTTCCTTATCATAATAAACAATAAATTCATCTATATCTAATGGATATGCGATATCGTAATCGCCCTGGTCGGGTCGATGTATTAATTCATTCATATAATCACCCTTTTTTGTATAGTCTAATTCGCGAGATAGTCGAATACCTTTTTTCACATATTCTTTTAATTTTTCGTATGTTCCGTCGTCGCTCATATTATCAATTACATTTAAATTATTATAACCGAATAGGGTCCCATGATATTTTAACCAATCTTCCACTATATCAACCTCATTTTTTACCATAGTAAATAATTTAATTATCATATATGTAATTCTAATATTATACTATTATGCGATATAAATAAAATCGTATAATACCGTACTCGATATTCGTGGACATAATCAAAAATTTGTGTTGAACTATTAAATATAATATCCTTAAATGATCCGGTTGACGTAATATTCGATATCTACGATTTGTTGTTCATGTGTAAACGCTTTCAATAAATAGTCTGGAAGTTCCACATCCGTATATGACCCACCGCGAGTATTATCCACCCCAAACATATTCATATATAATTTCACGTCCTTATCTATGTCATATAAGTCTTGCACTTCCGTTACATATATAACTCGAATGGGACGATTTATCTTTACATATTCGTATAACTTCTCACAATCTGAAATAATCGTATCATATTCCTTTTTAAAATCAACATGTAACATCAATTTTTGATTTTCTAAGGATACGTAATACATATATAGCGGTGCAGCGTATGCATCATCCGACATTTCATTTTCATCCTCAAGCATAGATTTATTTTTGTTCTCAACCAATTTGCAACACTGTAGGAAAACCCGCATTCTTTCGGTCTGCGGTATTGATTGAATATCTAATTCAATATCATCATCTCCTCCCCCGTCATCTTGGCCTTTCAACCAACTAAACTGTTTAAAAAAGTCTCCCTCCCACGTATAATGGTAGTCCTCGTCTAGTTCATCGGTCGCAACCGGGTTTGCTACAAAATCTCGGTCGATTATGTTAGTGAATTCGGTCTCTGGGTCCTCAACGTCCATCCCTATAGTTAGGGTGATGGATTCTGAAGCACCAACAGTTTCGGCGTCGGCGATCAATGCAGAATCTATAGTTTCCCCTTGATAATTTGACCAAATCATGTTGCTACTAATATCCATTATATTATAATGTGAAGATCATAATACTTATATCATTTTGTATAAAACTTCTTTATACAAAAACTGCGGGTTAGATGGGAACATCGGCGCCTGTCGAATGAGTTTAAAATAAACCAATATAGACAAATAACACATATTTTAAATATCATGTCCTCACACATTGCTATATTAATACCGAGCACTAGCAGAAACCGACCATGGAATAAATTAGAGGAAACCGCACTATTTTCTATTTTTTTCCCCTCCTTTTTTACAACATGTTGTATTCGATATAAATACACTATTTATTTGGCCGTTGATGATGATGATCGTATTTTATCGATCCCCCATGTGCGCGATCAAATTGAGAAATATGTCTCGGTGATGAAGAACGCATCGATCAAATTCGTTTCTACGCAAGGTATACAAAAAGGGTGGGTTACTCATATGTGGAATCGAGCATTTAAACAGGCTTACGATGACGGATGTGAATATTTTTTTCAATCAGGAGACGACATTGTATTTCGCAGTAAGAATTGGGTAACCGATTCGATTAAAATGTTGGAAAAACATAAGGGTATCGGATTAACCGGCCCCTTGGACTACGGACGCATCAAACACGGCTCGAAAGATTCTTTACCCGGAGGGAGTCGATTTATACAAACACAATCGTTCGTTTCTAGAAAGCACATGGAAATATTTGGTTTTTATTTCCCCGAAGAAATAAAAAACTGGTTTTGCGACGACTGGATGACCAAGGTATATTATCCAAAGTATTTTTATCAAATTGATCATTATGTATCGAATGTTGGCGGCGCACCACGATACGAAATTATAGGTGAGATAATGAACCCCAACGACCCCACATTCTTGGCTTGCAACCGCCTAATAGCAGAAGGGCGCATTATATTAGATAAATTCGTTCACTAATCAATTGGATGGAAACGTAGGCGTTAGCCGAAGTTTCGATTACATGGGGGCTGCCGGTGAGCCTACAATAGTAAGGTCTAAGGTTGGATATTGAGATTCGCTAGCAGGCGCCTGTGGTATAATTGGAGTATATGCGGTCGGCGATTGAGGATTGGTGCTAATTGGGTTATTTATATTAGTTGGCGGTAGAACCGGAGGCAATGCAGGCGGTGTATATGGTGGGTTAGAATTCGCGCTCGGCATCTGGGGTGGTGGGTTAGAATTCGCGCTCGGCATCTGGGGTGATGGGTTAGAATTCGCGCTCGGCATCTGGGGTGGTGGGTTAGAATTCGCGCTCGGCATCTGGGGCGGTGTGTTCATATTAGCACTCGGCATCTGGGGCGGCGTGTTCATATTAGCACTCGGCATCTGAGGCGGTGTGTTCATATTCGCGGACATGGGATTATAGAAATTAGGCTGTTGTTGGATCGGACCCGTCATCGCAGGTGGTTTATACATGATCGGCTGTCCCATCCGGCCAAAATTAGAAAATTGTGACGGTTTACCGCAAGATTGTCCCGGCAATTCGTTAAACATTTGGGGTTGATATGGCGGAGTTAATGCGGCTGGCGGTGGTGGTGGAGGTGGACGCCCCCAATTAATTTCCCGTCCCTGGGATGCATATCCAACAAATGGAACCTGATCTATGTCTTTTTCACATTCCCCCTTTGTTTTGAATACCTTACCATACATACACTTTTCATTCGTGCTTGTTTGGATACATTTACCGGTTCCATTCGAATATCCAACCGGACACCATGTTAAATTATTTGCGGTTGATTCGGACGGCTCATACTTAGTAACCTTCGGCGTTCCCTTGTTTAAATCAACATCTATATTTTTGGGAATAGTAACTTCGGGTTTTACTTGTTGGGATCCACTATCGCTTTTTTCCGTAGGATTCAAATTAAACAGGGTTGTATTCCACTGCATTTGAGCAGGGGGGGGACCGTTCATGTTATCCTCGTTTTGTAACAAATTGCCGATTGAGTGCAGAGTTCCCTCTGCTATATCTACCCCGCCCTTCGCGGTGTCGCCGACAACATCCGCTGTAGAATTAATCAACAGGCCAGTATAAAACCCAAATATGGACAATATTCGTGCTACAAGATTTTGTATCGCGATAATCATACCTTGAAAAATATTTACTCCTAAAAATGATAAAACCAGGAGAGAAGCCAAAATGATAATAATCAAATTTTTAGAAACCATGCTAGACGGGGTATTGTCGGGTTCTCCTTGATTCATCGTTTCAGATAAAGGTTCTATATTATTAAATTCATTATTCTGCCGAGGTGTCTCCATTTGCGTTATATACTATAAATACACAATATTATACGAACCGTTCGTTTATTTTCTTCAGTTTAAATATTCAATTATTATAAAAAAATGTCCGCATTTAGTTTTATTGAAACGTCGTTCTTTATTAGTTTAGGCATAACGTTTGTATTGATTCTCTTGTTGGTATACCATTTTAAACAGAGATTGAGTATTGCAGAAAGCAAACAAGATACTATGTTTGAAATTATCAACAATCTAGCGCAAGAGTTGTCTAATGTAAAGGGGGCGGTTTTGTCGTATGTACGTCCATCTACACCATATCCCCATAACGCGATATCTCCTCACGACGCAAGTCTCCTTTCAGACAATATTCGCGCTGCCCGCGCCGCCGCCGCAGAGGAATTAAATACTGTAGAGGAAGAGGAAGAGGAAGAGGAGGAAGAAGACAGTAACAGTGAATCAAATAGCGATTATGATAGTGATTGTGATAGCGATTCTGAACATGAAAGAATTCTTGTGTCGGATGAAGACGACTCAAATGTAAATGTAGAAACGATTGTATCAAACAATGTAGGTAAGCTAAATATTGTGTCGTCCGATGATATACATATCGATGCATCCGAAATCGCATTACAAATTCAATCCAGTGCACCATCTTTGCCGAATTACACGAAGATGAATTTAGGCGCTTTAAAGGCATTCGTGGTCGAAAAGGGTTGGGTAGTTGATGCGACCAAGATGAAAAAGGCACAATTAATTGAAATCATTGAAACTCATTCGATTTCATCAAATGCATCCACAGAGGTAAATTGATAACCCTCCATGAAAGGATAGAAACTCATTCGAAGCATTATCGTAGGACTTTGAAAACAATATATGTAGAATAATATATAATGTTTTCTTACCCTCAGCCAGAACCAATATCATCGGCATATACATGTGAACAAGCACCAAGACAAGTATCACGTCTTGGATATGCTACAAACAATGTATACCCCGATTTTCCCTCAAATATGGGGGATAGTCGGTCATTGATTGCGTCTTATCAACCCGAGGCGATTTTAAACGACAATCTTATCAAGCAAAGTGGAGTGAAATCGAATTGGGAATATCGCCAATATTTGATCGATCATTCGCAGGAAATCGCGGAATCAAACTTTAGAGAGGCTTGCAATGACTGTGGATATTTTGAACGATTTCGTCCATCTGAACGTGGATCCGGTAATCCAATTCCAAACACCGGTCGCGCATACCGCGAACCCGGGGTCGTGATGTCCGAGCCAAGTGATTTGAAGAAATTGTATTTGTCCCGCGACGAATTGTCGCAAAAATACGAGCCTCAAACGTTGACGCAGGCACAATTATATTCCTATATGGCTAAAAAATAATTGTATATTTTATAATGGTTTCATTTCTCTTTATAAAATCGATCGATATTATGTATGTAGTTGCTATACAGTTCTTGGTCGCGATTCTACTTAATATTCCCGTAGATCGGCTTCTAAAAAAGGTAGATATTCCATTAGATGAAAACGCCCCAAACAATTATACATTTTCACTTATGGGGGAGGAAATAGCCAAGGTTATAGTCGCAGTATGTATTTTGGCGGTTGTCTCCTATTTCGGAAGGCTTGCTATTCGATCAATTCCGTCGCCGTTTGATGGTATAAGTGGGTTAAAACATATTAAATTGAAAGAGATACAATCTGCGACTGCACTGACCGCATTTTTATTTCTCACATCTGATTATTTAGACGCTCGTATTCAAGTGATTAGAAAAATATTCGCAAAATTGATTGTTTAGACCATGTGATTATAAGTGATCATATATTATGTTTTATGCAGTAGCAAATGGACGTTCTGTTGGGGTATTTACGAATTGGACAAATTGTAAACATTCTGTCCAAGGTTTTAGTGGTGCGGTCTTTAAAAAGTTTGATACAAAGATCGACGCAGAGGCCTTTATAGCATCAAAAAGTTTGAATAAAAATGTAGGTTTAACCGAGGTTTCCATCCAATCGAATGAGTCGCATACAGATTATTATGTATATACCGACGGTGCGTGTAGTAAAAATGGTATGCGCGGTGCATCTGCCGGAATCGGCGTTTACTTCGGGGAAGATGATGTTCGCAATGTTTCAAAGCGGTTGCCCGGAAAACAGACAAATAATGTAGCAGAATTAACTGCGATCATTAGTATATTTCCATTTATAGAATCGGATATTCGCGGCGGTAAACGAATTGCGATTGTAACCGATTCGAAATATTCGATAAAATGCGCATCTAGCTACGGCGAACGATGTGCGAAAAATGGTTGGGTGGACGATATTCCAAATAAGGAACTGGTTCGACAAATATACACATTATATTCATGCGAGCCGAACATACGATTTATTCATGTGAAGGCACATACCGGTCTATCCGACATACATTCAATCGGAAATCATCACGCCGACCGACTTGCTACCGCCGCATTGGAGGGAAATGTAGCGAACTCATTTTGATAAATATCAATATAAATATAGGGGCGTATCAAATTATATACTCATGAAATTAATCAGTTTTGACGTAGGTATAAAAAATATGGCGTATTGTATTTTCGAAGCCGAATTTGATTCACTTCGTATACAAGATTGGGGTATATTAAATTTGATGGATGATGTAGTAGTCGCACAGGCGTGCACATGTAATTTAAAACAGACATCTAAAAAACAGGCAATCCGCAAATGTGACCGCAAGGCAAAATATACGAAAAATGATCAATATTTTTGTGAAACGCATGCGAATGCCGCCGCCAAGGACAACTCTTGGATTATTCGCAATAAACTGAATTCTAGTGCTAGTATTAAAAAAATGGGTCGAGATGAATTGGTTGATATAGGCAATAAGATGAATTTTTTTACAGAAGGAGGGGCGCCAAAAACAAAGAAGGGTTGTTTAGAAATTGTCTTGGAACAATTTGATGCGCGCGGGATTAATCCCGTCTTGACCAAGCGTGCGAAAACTGCAGGAGACACCGATTTAATAACAGTGGGGCGAAATATGAAACAGTGTTTGGACGACCTACTTGATGTGGACGATATAACCCACGTTATTATGGAAAATCAGATATCTCCAATTGCATCTCGAATGAAAACCGTCCAAGGTATGTTGGCGCAATATTATATTATGCAGCCAAACACACCCTATATCGAGTTCGTATCATCTGCGAATAAACTAAAACATTTTGTTATTAAACCACCGGAGACACTCGATATAGATGATAGTGTAACTATTTCGAACCAAATATCTTCGACCGTTCTTCGTATTTCTACAGAGTTAACTGCGCGCGACATATACAAAGAACACAAAAAAACGAGTGTTGATATTTGTAACAAATTTTTAGAAATTAACCCGACTTTAGGAAATTGGGCAGACGTTTTAAACACACCGAAAAAGGATGATTTGGCCGATGCATTTCTACAAGGTATTTGGTATTTAAAACATACAAAACTAATTACTTATGCGGAGAACTTAAAAATAAATAGTATAACTTTATCATAAGTCGATTCTATGGAAGTCATTGATATTGGATTAAGCGACCTTGAGCCGGTATCTTTCCAGTTGCACGATAATGAATACCCCAAAACATCACATTCTGTTAATTTTGGACCAGGTATTGAATTGTTAATGAATGATAAACAAAGGTCAAGCAGCGCATCCTCGCGCGTGGACATGGGAGATTTAGACAATTTGGAAAATGAATTGAACGAACTAAGTAAATCGGGTGGTCAACCTGCCGATCAACCTTCTACTAAAAGTGTTAGTGGGTTTTCGAGCATGTTTAATTTTGGTAGCAATTCTCCTGCCTCTACTTCAAATGCCCCCCTTCATACCGATTCAAAATTAGGGGCTGCGACGGTGGAAAGCATTGGAACAACTAAAACATGGGATGGTTATGGTAAAATGAATGACGTTCCCGAGGCATCTGGTAGCGCGCACATGTCTGAACGCGAAAAACGTCGCAAAAAGCGCGCGATGATCAAGAAGTTAGACGAGTGGTATGATAAGGGATTAATCAAACACAATTCGCATTTTAATCTAGAATCCGACTACGATGAGGTTGAAGATGAATATGAAACCGCCATGGAAGATAAGCGTAAGAAGGATAGTGTTAAATTGCAGGGTTGGTGGTTGACTACTCTAGTAAACTCGATCGAATATGGTAATGCAGTGTTTGACCCTTTTGGATTAAATTTGGACGGATGGGGCGAGCAAATTAACGAAGATATAGACAGTTACGAGGAAATATTCGCCGAATTACACGATAAATATAAGGGCGGAAAAATGTCGCCGGAAGTATCTCTCTTACTTCGACTCGGATTCAGCGGTGCCGTATTGAATATTACCAACAAGGCGCTGTCTACTGCTACGCCTGGGTTTAATGATGTGATTAAACAAAGTCCCGAATTAATGAAAATGTTTTCCACTGCAACTGCACAAACGATGAGCAAAAGCAGCCCCGGATTTGATTTTGTAAATAGTGTATTGCACCCCGATGAAAAAGTGAACACATCTTATGGTGTCCCGCCCGCTCCTATTAAAACAAAGGAACAAGCTCCGCCGACTAGACCCGGTATGCAATATACAACCGCACCCAGCAATCGCCCCGACATCGCGATGGGTAGGGGGACTATGTTCCGAGAGGAGGGAGTTGATGTAAGCAATCAATACGAAAATGTTTCGAATGCGAACTCGAAACCATCAATGCAGCCAGAACAGTCTCGTTCCGCCAGGCCTGAGATGAAGGGTCCACAATCAATCGATTTGGACAATCTATTATCTGGGTTAAAAACACGTGAGGTTAATCTCAGCGAAAATGCAGGTAGAAACGATGAAAATGAGTCGATGGTTAGCGTCTCTTCATTAAGAGATGGTCAAAATTCGTCGCTGCCTAAGCGAACAAATCGAAGAAAGCAACGGTCCGATAAAAATATGATTTCATTAGATATCTAACCGGTGCACGAGTATACGTTTATAATATATAAATATTGATTAATATATATTATATTAAAATTATTTTCTATGGTCAAAGATGACGTCTTTTGCTATCGCCGATGGATCAACTCCTTCAAACGCCGGTTCGTTCGATGACTATAACTGTTCCTGGTGTTTCGTCCGGTTTACATCCGATTTTACTCATATCCTGTCGTATATCTTCAATTAAGTCACTCGAAGACGTAATGAAATAATCGGGTAGAAATGCATGAATTACCGCTTTTACACTACCTATCGCAAATCGTCGTGCTAAATACATCGAAAACCAGAAATGTTGATAATAAGACATACATACCTGCGCTGGGTGTATAAAACAAAATGGGATGAACGTCCGGTTATACATAATAATTTATATATAAATTATTACATATTTCAAAATACACATTTTATACGAGGAGTTTTGGACAAAAACTTCGACTAGCGCCTTAGAACTCGGGGGCGTGTTTTTTAAATAAACATCCCTGTTTTGATAGGTTGGTAATCGGGATTAATACGCTGGGATCCTGCATTGAGTAATCTTTTAACCAGATTTTAATAATACAAAAATTCTTTTTTGGTGAAATTGTAATACCATTTAACGTGGGACTATGGGCCTTATCATTACATAATGATTCACCACACAGTGCATAAAATAGGGTTTTCCACACATCCGGGACTTGTTTGTTAATTACTTTGAAGGAAAAACAACCGCCATTACGGTTTTGAACGTCCTCCCACATGGGTGTAATTCCGCTTCTCATTACAAACAACATACAGTGTTTTACAATTTTTTCAGGTATGGCTTCGTTAATCGCAATCAATTGATCAACTGTCGCGATATTCTTAGAAATTGGTTTGTAACTCGAAACATCCCAGTTTTTATCGTGTGGTAAATGGTAATATAGATCCCATTTACCATGCAAAACTTGTTGTGGCTGTGAAGATGGATTACCAAGCGTATCCAACGACATCACCCGTA